GCTGCGGGAACTGCTGCACTCTTCGCACTAGGAGTATTATTTAATTAATGAAACTTTCACGTAACTTTAGCCTATCAGAACTAATTAAATCAGACACTGCAATACGTAAGGGCATAGATAACAATCCTAATGCAGATCAAATAGAAAAATTAAAATTACTTTGTGAAAATATTTTACAGCCAGTTCGTGACCACTTCGGTAGAGTAACGGTGACAAGCTGCTTTCGGAGCCCGGAGCTGTGCGTAAAGATAGGTAGTTCATTAAATTCACAGCATACCAAAGCTGAGGCGGCTGACTTCGAATGCTTGGGCACTAGCAACGCTGAGGTCTTTGATTGGATCAAAGCAAACCTACCGTATGATCAAATGATTTTAGAATTTTTTACTCCAGGAGAACCAAATAGTGGGTGGATTCATTGCAGCTATGTATCTGAAAAACCTAGAAAACAATTGTTGAGAGCATTTAAAGAAGATGGTAAAACAAAATATAAACCTGTAATAGGAAATGCAGTAGACTTATGAGAAAAAGAGATCCAAAAGTAGGAACTGGAAAAAAGCCAAAAGGCTCAGACAGAAGACTTTATACTGATGAAAATCCAAGAGATACTGTAAGAATAAAATTTGCTACACCAGCAGATGCAAGAGCTACAGCGGCCAAAGTAAAAAAAGTAAATAAGCCATTTGCAAGAAAGATACAAATTTTAACGGTCATGGAACAAAGGGCTAAAGTTATGGGTAAGTCAGGGGTGGTAAACATTGCAAAAAAAGCCAAAGAATCCATTCGTAGAAGCCGTAAGGTCTAGAACATTCCGAATAAGAGTGCTATTATCTAAGAAGTTGTACAACCGCAAAAAGGAGAAGATCAACACTCTCAAAGCGGCCGCTAAAAAGGAGGATTGATGGCGAAACAAGGACCATGTTGGGACGGATACGTTCAAAAAGGCATGAAGAAAAAAGGTGGTAAGATGGTGCCAAACTGTGTGCCTGCTGGCAAAAAAGTAATGAAAGCTGCCATGGGTAGAGCTGCATTTTCTGAAACAACATCAAAAGCCCCAGGAACAAAAATGAAAGAAGATCCATATATTGGTTCTTACATGAAATCAGAATTAGCAGGGAAAAAAGTAAGCAATCCTAGTTTAGTAAAATACTACGGACCATTATTGAAAGGATTTAAAAATGGTTAAAAAAGTAAAAACAGTTTTAGATTTAATAGATAGATTTGGTAAAAAAAGAATCATACAAGCTTTAACAAAAAGAAAATTTAAAAACAAAAAGAAAGCTGAGGAAAGAAAAACTGGACAAAAACATATGGGATTTAGTAAAGGATCTGGTGAGAACGGTGTAGTATACAGAGATAAAAAAGGTAAAAAAATTTCAAAGACAGAAGCTATGAAAGCTTTTGATAGAGCAGACGCTGCTGAAAGAAGAGAAAGAGGCATGAGTAAACAAAAACCATACCCACCTGGAATGAAAGAAGGTGGAATGGCTGATTACTATAAGGATATTTTATAATGGGAACATCAGGAACTACAGCTTTTAATTTAAACATAGATGACATCATTCAAGAAGGTTATCAAAGATGTGGTGTAAGAACTAATTCTGGTTATGATTTAAGATCAGCAAGAACAAGTTTAAATCTATTGTTTGCAGAATGGGGTAATAGAGGTATTCACCTTTGGAAAGTTGAATTGGATGAAAAAACTTTGGTTGCTGGTCAAGCAACTTACACAGTTTCAGGTGACGTGAGCGATGTTTTAGAAGCTTTTATTTCTACGACTGTAGCATCAAATGATAGTGCAACAACTCAAGATGTATCTTTAACAAAGATTGATAGGTCAACATATGCTGCCATACCAAATAAATTGTCTACGGGGACACCATCTCAATATTATGTAGATAGACAAACTACACCAACAATTAGTTTATATCAAACACCAGATGCTGGAACTTACAAAGCTCTTAAGTATTATGTGTTAAAAAGAATAGAAGACGCTGGTGCTTATACCGATCAAGCTGATGTAGCATACAGATTTTTACCATGTATGGCTGCGGGTTTAGGTTATTACCTATCTATGAAAATGAACCCTCAATTGGTGCAACAAAATAAAATGATTTATGAAGATGAATTGAAAAGAGCTTTAGATGAAGATGGTCAGAGAACTTCAACATTTATAACACCTCAATCTTTTTATCCTAACGGTTCAGGAGCATAATGGCAAAATACGCAACAGGAAAACATTCAAAGGCAATATCTGATAGATCAGGCATGGAATATCCATACTCAGAAATGGTGAAAGAATGGAATGGTTCTTTTGTTCATTACTCAGAATTTGAACCAAAACAACCACAAATAAGACGAAGAAGAATAACTGCTGATGCCATAGCTTTACAAAATCCAAGAGGTATGAAATTTCAACAACCAACTCAAGAGTTTTTAGCAGATCAAGATAGCACTGTGTCTGATTCAGGTGGTGCATCTGTTTGTGTAGCAAATCTAACTTTACCTGGACAATTTGCATTTAGAACACAAGAATTTAAAATAGTTAGACATGGTGTAACATCAGTAATGCAGTCAATGATACCTGAAGATCCATCAGCACAAAACAGAAGAAGACAAGCTAGAGCTTTTATTGGTAATGTAACAGTGAGTATTACATAATGGCTATAACACATTCAGATTTTTTACAACAAGTTAGAGATTACACAGAGGTAGGTAGCACTGTTTTATCTGACTCATTAATACAAAGATTTATAAGAAGTGTTGAGTTAGATATTGCAGGTAAAGTCGATTATGATGATACAAGAAAATATGCCACATCAACTTTTACAGCTGGAAACAGAGCAGTTTCTATACCTGCAGATTCATTGATCTTAAGATCGGTTGAACATATATCAGGCACAACAAGAACATTTTTAGAAAAAAGAGATATAAGTTTTATATCTGAATTTAATGGGACAGGAAAACAAGGAACTCCAAAATATTTTGCAAATTATGATGCTTTCAATATATTAGTAGCACCTACGCCTGCAGCTGCAGATACAATACAAATAAACTATATAAAAGATCCACCAGAATTTACTTCGACCAATCAAACGTTTTTAGCCAAATATCAAGAGTCTATGTTATTACATGGTGTTCTAACTGAGGCTTATAGCTTCTTAAAAGGACCCGATAACCTATACAATCTGTATAAAGGCAAGTATAATGAAGAATTACAAAATTTTGCTCTACAACAAATGGGCAGAAGAAGACGTGCGGAGTATGATGACGGTGTTCCAAGAGTAAGAGTACCTTCTCCATCTCCTAACACTTCAAATTAAAAGGAGAATAAAATGGCAATAACAACAAATGCAATCTGCAATTCTTTCAAAAAAGAATTGTTAGAAGGAGCTCATAAATTTCAAGCAGCTCCTAATGGAAGCACTTATAAACTTGCGATGTTTACAAACTCAGCAACTTTAGGAAAGTCAACAACAGGATACTCAACATCTAACGAAGTGTCTTCACCATCTGGATATTCAGCTGGTGGAAAAGCTCTTGTAAATGTTGGTACTTCACTTGCAACAAACACAGCGATAACTGATTTCGCTGATCTTTCGTTTGTCGGAGTAACTTTGACAGCAAGAGGTGCTTTAATTTACAACACAACTATGGGTGGTGGTTCAAACACTACTGATGCTGTAGCTGTATTAGATTTTGGCGGTGATAAAACTGCAACTTCAGGAACTTTTACAATTCAGTTTCCTGCTTTTACTACATCTGCTGCAATTTTAAGAATAGCTTAATAATAAGGTCCCGGTGCTATGGCAGAACGTACTTATACAGTAACCGTAGCATCGGGAAATTTATATGGTGGAGGAACAGGCAACGTCTTTTATTTAGATGGTGCCAGAAACTCCACTGGTCCCGGAACTATATCTTGGGTACAGGGTGGTACATTAAGATTTGAACAAAGTGATGGGAGCAATGACAATCACCCATTAATATTTTCTACAAACACAAGCACATCAGGAATAATTTCATCTGGGGTGACTTATTACCTTGACGGAGCTAGTAATCAAGCTGCTTACACTAACACAAGCACTTTTAATGCTGCTACCACAAGATATGTTGAAATAACACCATCATCGCAAACTGATTTTTATTACCTATGTTATGTTCATGGCATCGGAATGGGTGGTATTTTTGATATCACACAATCGACATGGGGAGCCTTAACATGGTCACAAGGAAACTGGTCTGCACAAAATAATTTTACACAAGCACCATCTGGTATATCTGCATCTTCAACTTTAGGAACTCCATCTTATGAGATGAATACAGTAGAAACTGTTACAGGAAATAGCGCAACATTATCAATAAATTCAGCTAGCGTAGATCTGTTAAATAATGGTTGGGGTGCTAATTCTTGGGGCTTCAGTGAGTGGGGTCAAATAGGACAATTAATAGTTGGTCAAGCATTAACGACAAGCACAGGAACTGCAGTAGCTTCTATTGATGTATCTACCTCGGTGACAGGATCGAGTGCATCCACATCGATTGGAGGAAACGTTATATCGATTAATCAAACTATGACTCCAACTGGTTTAAGTTTAACATCTTCAATAGGTGTTGCTGATGCTGCACCTGATGCATTAGCCGTTGGACAATCATTAACTACATCTATTGGAAATGTTACCGCTGTAGGAGTAATAGAAATTGGTTGGGGTGGAGATGCTTGGGGTTTAAATCAATGGGGTGAATTGAATGCGCCAACAGAGGCAGTGACAACTGCGGGATTATTACAAACCTCAGCTGGATCTAGCACCATTACTGGAAATGCTAATATAGACGTAACTGGAACTGCATTAACAATTTCACAAGGTGAAGATATTTCTGGAACATCACACACTGAATTGGTAACAACCGCAGGATTACTTCAAATGTCTTCTGAATCAAGTGTTGTTGATATTGGAGTGCCTGTAACTGGTATCTCATCATCTATGTCTGCTGGACAAGCAACTATTGATGATACATTTTTAATCGGATCTGGTTGGGGTAGAGATACATTTGGTAACTTAGGTTGGGGTGTAAATTACTCAGCTATAAACTCAGCTGGATTATCTTTAACATCATCAATTGGAAATGATGCTACTGTTGCAAACGCAAACGTTTCAGTAACAGGACAAGCTCTTTCATTAACATTAGGTACTTTCTCAGTACAAGCAAATGCTGATTTATCAATAACGGTATCTGAACACACCATGAATTCATCGATTGGTTCAGTATCACTTGATCAAAATACAACTGAATCAGTCACTGGTTTATCTTTAACAACATCCATAGGTACAGAGGATGCTGGAGTACGTCTAGATGTGTCTGTAACTGGTCAAAGCTTAAGCTCAAGTATTGGTTCATCATCACTTGTACAAACTACAACTGAAGTAGTTTCTGGCCAATCAGCTGCTTTAAGTTTGGGCACAATTACACAATTACCAGCAGTATTAGTGGGTGTTTCAGGCCAATCTTTAACAACTGCAATAGGTAATGAGGGACAAGTAACTGACGTAGCAGTAACATTAACTGGGCAGTCCTTGACAAGCTCTGTAGGCACCCCTAATATCACACCATGGGTAGAGGTTGATTTGGGAGTTACAAATAATTGGACTACAGTTGATTTGGCTGCTTAGATAATGTAAAATATGAAATATTAAGGAGAATTTTTTATGGCATCATCATATTCGAGTGATCTTAAAATAGAACTAATGCAGACCGGAGAGAATGCCGGTACTTGGGGTGATAAAACCAATACGAATTTAAATTTAGTCCAACAAGCAATCGCAGGTTATGAAGAAATTTCTGCTGCGTCCGCTGATGTAACTCTTGCGATGACAGACGGGACAATTTCTAATGCAAGAAATGCCACTATCAAATTAACAGGAACTTTAGCTGCTAACAGAACTATTAATGTTCCAGATAGCATAGAAAAAGTTTACAACGTTATAGATGGCACAGATCACGCTGGATATACATTAACTTTTAAAACTGCAAGTGGAACTGGTGTTTTGCTTTGCGAAGGTAATTGTTATGTTTTATACGCTGATGGAACAAATGTTGAAAAAGCAAATGAATATAGAAAATGGAGAACAATAACTGCATCAGAAACTATTCAAGCAGGAGCAAAACTATTTGTAGACACCACAGGAGGAGCTGTAACAGCAACGCTTCCTGCTTCACCAGCAGTTGGTGACGAAGTTCATTTTATTGATTCAAGATTTAACTTTGACAGCAATGCATTGACTGTAGGTAGAAACAGTTCTAAAATAGCTAATGCCTCTTCAGATTTAGTTGTTAATACAGAGGGTGCAGGTTTTGGATTAGTTTATTCTGGTTCAAATGTTGGCTGGACTTATATGGAGAAATAATAATATGTCAAATTACGAAGCAACAAGATACGATTTTTCAGGAGCAAATCTTACAGGTATTGAAGGTATACCTACAGCTACTATTGTGCCGTGGACAACTGCATCTGTACCATCAGGATTTTTAGAGTGTGATGGTTCAGCGGTTTCAAGATCAACTTACTCTGCATTATTTGCAATTGTAGGAACTACTTATGGAACTGGAGATGGATCTTCAACCTTTAACGTACCTAATTTAGCTGACAACGTGGCTGTTGGAAAATCACCAAACAAAGCTTTAGCATCTACAGGCGGAGCCAACACTGTAACCTCAACTGGTAACGTTGGAGGTTCAACAGCGAACGCTACTTTGTCTACAGGTCAACTTGCTTCTCACTCACACCCAGCTGGTGGTAACGCATTTGCCCCGTGGTCAACACAAACATTTCCAGGAGGTGGAAAGTTGTTTAACCCAATGAGCACTGGTAATACAGGAAGTGGACAAGGTCACTCACATAACATGAGTGCAAACTTTACAGGAGATGCTACTTCTGTAATTCAACCTTATTTGGCAGTAACTTACATAATTAAAACATAGGAAATTATATGGCAACAAATTCAGATTGGACAGTAATATTTGAAGACAAAATGATAATTAATCACTCTGTAAAAAATGCAGAGGGTCATTCAACACCTTATGTAATCAATGACGATTCTTTTTGGGGTGATGCAAAATGGTCTAATGTTTGGGCCATTCAATACAAAGATGATAACCATGATTATAATGATACTGTTGAACATAGAGATGATACACCACACAGCACGTGGACTGAATCTGGACTAGGAGATTTTAGAGATCAATTTGTTACAAAATGGGATGCTGCACACTTATCTAAATTACAAGCAGATTGGGATGCAGACGTAATAATTACTTATAATGATGACGGTTCTGTTGCATCAACAGAAAGTGAAGCGGACCAAATAGCAAGAAAAGGTGAAAGACCTAGTTCTTATTCATCTTATTAATCTTCAGCATTAATCCAACCAGTTACAATATATTTTTCACCTTTTAATGGTGGATTGCCACGATGTACAAATGGATAGCTAGCTGGCCAGAAAACAATTCTACCTTTTTTAGGTTTTACTCTTACTGATTGATGTAAAAATTCTGTCTCTCCACCTTCTTCAACATCATTTAAATATATCGAAAAAACAATAACTCTATGTGAGGCATCTCTGTGTGAGCCATGCTCAATATGCCAAACATGATAACCCTCTGTAGGAAGTGTTTTTTGTATTTTAAAAGGTACATATTTGAAGCCATCATAAAATTCATCTATACCTGTATTGTCAACGTATCTTCTTAAAGCTAAATCAAAATTTGCAAACAAGACTTTAAACTCTTTGATGTATCCATTTACACCAACAGAAGTATCTCTTTTTTTGTTTAATGTAGTTTTTTCACTTTGCAATCTTTGGTATGCATTACCAAAGTTTACTTGTTGTTCATAATATTTAATAACTTCATCACAATCAGTTTTAGAAATATAATTGTCACAGACACCAATGTGATTTTTTAATTCTAAAGTTTTTTCACTCATATGTTACCTTGTATCTTGTTATCATAAGCAAATCCATTCTTTTCAACAATATTGAATATAAGACTATACCTTTTTTCATCCTCTTTAACAGGATCGAAACCATGAAGAATATAAGGCGGGAACAAATAATAATCACCAGGCTCAGGAGTTATTTTTATATTCAATTCAGGTAAAATTAAATCACAACCTTTTGTTAAATATAGTATTCCATGCCAGCAACAATGATGATGAGGATTCAAACTGTCTCCTTTTTTTATTTCATTGCCCCAAGCATTTTGTATAGTTCTTCTTTCAAGAAAGTGATGAAACACATCTGGGTGATCAGCTTGATGTTTATTAATTAAATAGGTTATAAAATTTACAAAATTAGGTTTGTCTATAAAGTAATTCCAATCTGTCATTCCACCCTTAACGTTTGTATAGTTTTTTAAATTAGGGTCTAAGTTATTTTTAACATCTAAAATAAAATTATGCACAACATCAGGATATGGATAGTTACCAAATATAATATCTACTGTCCTAGGATAAGTTATTCTTAAAGAATTTTTTTGCTCCCCTAATTGATTATTTTTATTTAATATACTAATCATAATTTTTTGTCGTAAGCATAATCTTTATTTGGACCATTTTGATTTACATAATGTAAAAACACCTGTGCCATACCCTCTCCTTTGTATACTCCTGGTCTACCATGAATTTGTTCACATCCTGCATAAAGTAAAGCATCTCCCTCCTCTAATTCTAAAATTTTGTCTTCTATGATTAATGGCCACTTATCATATTTTTTTATACAAGCAGTTATTGATACTTCACACGAAGGTCTATCAGTGTGTTTTTTTAATGTGCCACCAAAAACATAATATCTCCAGTAAGCATAAGTAGGATATAATTTTAGATTTGATTCTTCTTCAACAAGTTTAATCTTTTTGTAAAGTATACTAGTCATCAAAGGGTCATTGTACCAAGCTGGGGAGAAAGATTGTGGATCTATTTGAAAATCTTTATTTTGATCTAATTTATTGTAACAATAGTTTTGATAAACATCGAGTTCATCTTTATTAAAAAATTCTTTAATAATTTTAAAATCTACTGTAGCCATGCAACTATACTATACCTTATTCCTTTTGTTATTGGTTCAATTGTATGTGGGTACAAAAAATTACTTGGAAAAAAAATTATAGATCCTTTTTCAAGTTTAAATCTTTTAACTTCGTTTTTTTGTTGGTCTGTGAATACTAAATCACCACCCTCATAATCATCATTCAAATTTATTATTACACTTAAATGTCTTGTTGCACTACTATATTGATCTGTATGAACTTCATATTTACCACCTGTTGAATATTTTAATAAATCAATTTGATTTATTTTTTGACTTGCCATCAATGGGAACTTAGCTTTGTATAAACCATAACATCTTGAAATTTCATTCTTTATAAAATTCCAATAAAACAAATTAGTAGGTGTTGAAAAATCTAATGAGTATCCTTTTACATTTCTGACTTTAGTATTTACTTCACCGCCTGAACCCACATCACCAACTTTTAATTTAATTTTAGCTTTTTTATTTATCAAGGGTACAATTGTGTTAATAAATTTTACATCAACTAAATTCTTAATTTCTACAATAGCTTCTGCGGTATCCATCAAATTAATATCCAATTAGCTTTTGTAGCTTTAATTAAAACTAAATCGAAAGCTAAAGTTATTCTTAAAGAAGAAGCAGTATCTGTGTAATGTTCTATCCAGGAAGGGAACAAAGTTATTTTACCTGGTTTGTTTTCAGATACAAATACCGTGTCATTAAAAGGGTTTACATAGTAAGTATTTGTTTTGTTCGTTTCAACACAAACGTGACCACTTAAATAAGATGATGCTTGTGTTTCATGTCGATGTCTTTTAATTTGTTCACCCTCTCTCATAACGTTTGCCCAACATTTACCATAAGTCTTATCAGGTAATGGAATCCGTAACTCTTCTAAAAAAGAAAAGTAATTATGTTTTATGTGATTTTTTAAATATTTAGTTTCTTCTCTATCAAATAAATTAAATGACATGTGTCTACTGGTTAAGCTATTCTCACCTAATCCTGTCAAACCATCTCCTTGAGGTTCTGTTTTTTTAATTATGTCTTTCTCTATACTTAAGATGTAATCCTTAACATCTGCTGGGTTTATATTTAAAGTATTTTCATATATAAAATATCTATAAAATGGACTAAAGAAATTAGTAGGTTTTTCACTTTCATGAACGTATATCATTTTTGTATCTTTATTGGTTTTATAAACTATAATGTATGATTTTAAAAGTATGAAAAATAGGGAATAATATGCATGATTAAGATTGTTGATGATTTTTTTGAGAATACAATGTTGATAAACATTATGCATCATATAAAAACCAACTGTACCTTTACTCCAAGGTTTTTTGAAAATTACGATATTAGAGACCCTGTATTCAATCATAGTGAAGGTAACGAAAGCAGTCCACATTGGGGCGATAGATATGTATTATCAAGTGATAAAAAATTATTAGACACTTTCTTAAAACAAGCAGAAAAAAAATTTAATATAAAAATAAAAGATATAAATCCTGATTGTGGTATTGACTTGCGAAACATGGAGTGGTTTCATCCTCATCAAGATTTTGCTAAGTTAAATCTACTTGTGATGTTAGAGGGACCTGTTGCTGTAACTAACGGCACTGTATTTTACACCAAAGGTGAGTTAGATATGCACATTGGCTTTAGACCAAATAGAGCAATATTGTTTCCTTCTATGATGTTTCATAGTCCACACAAAAGCCAAATTAAACATCAGAGAAGATATACTTGTTCAATATTTATATTAGATTATGAAGATAATAAATGAAGTTAGTTTATACAATACCTAATAAACTTTGGTGGATAAAAGATTTTTTAGATGATGATGTGTATAAAGGCATCCACGATGCGATCATAAAAGAAAGAAGCAAATTAAATTTAAAAACATCTGAGGGTGTTTGGGATGCAAGATTACATAGAAACTTAAAAGCTCCAGATAGAGTTCAGGTATCTCAATATCCTCCTTTTGAACTATTAAAAGAAAAAGTTAGAAACAATGCTTTTTTTAAAATGCCTATTGTCCAAGAGATGACTACAACAATTCACTACATGAAAAATAAATCAGGCATTAATTGGCACTCAGATAATTCATGGGAATATGGTGCAACATATTATATTAACAGAAGATGGAACATACACTGGGGAGGTGAGTTTATGTTCGCTGATGATGCAGCTCATGGGTTTCTACCGATTACCGGAAACTCTTTAGTCATAGTAAAAGCCCCTTTAGATCACAAGGTAAACCCAGTATTAAGTCCTATAATGCCTAGAATATCTGTCCAAATGTTTATGAAGTGAGATAAATATGCTATAATTCGGAATGCCATTAACAAATGTACAAATAAGACCAGGATTTAACAAACAAGTCACTACTGTAGGAGCTGAAGGTCAGTGGGTTGATGGAGACAATGTAAGATTTAGATACGGATTACCTGAAAAAATTGGTGGTTGGGAGCAGTTAACCGATAAAACTTTGATTGGTGCTGTAAGGCAACAGCATACTTATGCTGATCTAGACGGAAATATTTATGCTGTCTTAGGTACTAATAGAACTTTAATTGTTTATTACGGTGGAGCTTTCTATGACATTACTCCCTTTGGCACTGCATTGACAGGAGCTACATTCACAACCGTTAATGCTAGCCCAACTGTAACTGTAAATAAAGTTAATCATGGATTTGCACCAGGAGATATTATTACTTTTGCATCTGTAACACCTCCATCTGGAGCAGGATACACAGCTGCAAATTTTACAGACCAAGCGTTTGAGGTAATTTTAACTCCCACTATCGACACATTTACAATTACCATGGCAACAAACGCTGGCACAAGCGTTTCTGCTAGCGGTTCAGCAACAATCAATCCTTACGTAAAGGTTGGACCATTAAGTCAAACTGGAGGATACGGATGGGGTACCTCAACTTATGGTGGTGCTTCTGGATTAACAAATACTCTTAACGGTTTGTTGCAAGACGACACTGCTGGAACAGGGGGTTCGGGAACAAGCATAACATTAACCGACACCACTGGATTTCCATCTACGGGAACAATAAAGGTAGGAGCAGAATTTATTTCATACACTGGTATATCCTCAAATGATTTAACAGGTATAACAAGAGATGTAGCAGGAACGAGATCTGCGCATGCAAGCGGAGCTTCAGTTGAATATTTTATTGGATGGGGACAACAGTCTTTAACAACAAACGTTACTCTAGAGCCTGCAGGTTGGTCTCTTAGTAATTTTGGACAAACTCTAATTGCTACAGTAAAAAATGGTAGCACCTTTTCATGGAACCCTATTGCAGCTGATCCAGATGCTTTGAACACCAGAGCAACAATAGTCTCTGGAGCACCAACTGCATCCATTATGTCAATAGTATCCGAAAGAGACAGACACTTATTTATGCTAGGAACAGAAACAACAATTGGTACGTTTGGCACGCAAGATAAAATGTTTATAAGATTTTCAGATCAAGAGGATATTTCTTCATATACACCAACATCAATTAATACTGCGGGAACGTTAAGGTTAGACTCGGGTACAAAAATTGTAGGAGCTGTTCCAGGTAAAGATTACATAATAATATTAACAAACACCTCTGCTTATCTTGTGCAATTTGTAGGACCGCCTTTTACCTTTTCTATTACACAAGTCGGATCTAATTGTGGAGCTATTGGTCAAAACTCAATGAGATATGTTGATGGTAAAGTGTATTGGATGGGTATAGCAGGAGGCTTCTTTTTATATGATGGTACTGTTAAAAGCTTACCTTGTTTAGTAGAAGATTTTGTTTTCACAAACAAAGGAGATAACTTAGGCATAAATTATACCAGCGGTGAATTAGTATATGCTGGTCTTAATACTTTGTATTCAGAAGTAAATTGGTTTTATCCAAAAGATGGATCTAGTGTAGTTGATAGGGTTGTTACATATAACTACGATGAAAACACTTGGACGACAGGGACATTAGCAAGATCTACTTGGGTAAATTCTAGTTTATTTTCAGTACCATATGCTACAGAATACAGTGCAACGGGCACCGGAACTTTTCCAACAGTTCAAGGTGTTTCAAGTGCTAACGGGTCATCAATTTACTACGCACATGAAGTTGGTAATAATCAGGTGGATTCTGCTGGTAATAAAACAGCTATAACATCATTTATACAATCAGGTTCTTTTGATCTAGATATTGAAGGTAATGGACAATTTTTTATGTCGATGAGAAGATTTGTTCCTGATTTTAAATTAATATCTGGCAATGCACAAATTACAATAAATCTATCAGACTTTCCAACGGACACCGCAACCTCATCACCTTTAGGGCCATTTACAATTAATAGCACCACTGATAAAGTAGATACCCGTGCCAGATCTAGATTTGCAAGTTTGAAAGTAGCAAATACATCAGTAGATGAAAGTTGGAGATATGGTACTTTTAGAGCAGACATACAACCTGACGGACAAAGATAATGATTAATGTAATGAACAGAGACGGTTTAATATCAACTTCAGGCACTAGTGATTTATCAAGACTTTTACAAGAACAACAAATGCAATCTGAGGGTTTAGTGCCAAGAGACATGAGTTTATTTACACAAAGATTCGATCAAACTGCTCCAATAGAAACTACAGGTATCGCTCCAGTCTATAATAACAATCTTACTAATCAGATAGTTACAACTAGTAAAGATATAGTTAAAAACAAAATATTTAATAAGTTAACGAATTTTAAACCACCATCTCTTATGATGTTTGAAGCTATTATGCCTGAGAGAGATCCAAGAGTAGATCAAACAAGAGACTATTATGATAAAGCTTATGGGCTAGATGATATTGGTCGTATTCAAGAAGGCCAACTAATGGCTGGTTATAGTCCAATATCTGGAGGTGGATTGTATACACTGACAGGCGGTAAGTTTGGTAGTCCACCAACACTTGGTTTAAACAAAGCTTATCAAAAAAGAATAGATACAATTGTAAACAAAGGTATACCTAGATTAGAAAAAGCTGGTAAGAGCACTAAAAATTTAAAAGAAAGACTAGAACAACTAAAACAATTACAAGCTTTAGATAACGCAGCGATTCAAGGAATCAATTTAGCAAATGCTACTGCCATACAAAAAGGTACAATGCGAGATTTTCAAAAAGGTAAGATGGATACTGTATCTTCGATGCCTGCTCAACAAGATGCAGCTAGAGTTAATATACAAAGGACTACAACTGGTGGTGCAGGAATAAGTGGAAACCAAAGCACAGGAACGTCCGCTGAAAGAGGAGCTGCGCTTCATGGCTAAAATTAATATTTATATTCCTGAACCAAAAGAAAATTATGAACCATCTAATTTAAGACAGATCATAGAAGCATTAACAACTTTAAAGACACAACTAAATTTTTCTTTTCAGTTTGATCTCAAAGAAGAGCAAGATAGTTTTAATTGGTTTATATCATGACAATACAGTACAAAAATCAAGGTATTAATTTAAATTCTACTGGCACAATAAGTGTTTTAACTTGTCCCTCAAATGCAACCATACTTATAAAACAAATACAAATTAACAATGGGTCTGGAAGTGCAGTAAATTTAAATGTGCAAGTTACTGATTCATCTGCCAGCGCAAGTTTTAGAATTTTTAACGAGGCAGTCACAGGTGCTGCAACTAAAGATATAATAAATTATACATTGGTACTTGAAGCTAGCGATATTTTAAAAATGACAGCAGGCACTGCAGATGAAATCCAAGGGATCATATCTTATGCATTGTTAGATAGATCACAACAAAATGGATAAAAGGATAGATTATAATTTTTTTCATTGGGGTCCTTTTTTATATAAAGCGACTTTAACAAAAGAAGAAATTAAAAAAATAAGTAGTTTATGTAGTAAAAACAATGAAGATTATAGAAAGCAATTAGCAGGAATAATAAAACATGAACATAAAATAGATCCCATAGCACTGTTTCCAACTATCGCTCCTTATTTTCAAAGTTATCTACAAGCATATTATCAACACTATGGTACCGATAAAAATTATGGTAATAAAATTGAACTTGTATCTAGTTGGGTTAATTATATGACAAAGGGTGAGTCTAACCCTTTGCATAGACATGATAGCGATATATCATTTGTATTATTTACACAAATTCCAAAAGGTTTATTAAAAGAATTTGAGAGCCACGTTGGTAACACAAAACCAGGTAATATAAATTTTATATATAGTTTAAATGATGGCAAGTTTTTACTTAATGAACATTCTTTTTTTCCTGTGGTTGGAGACTTATTTGTATTTCCAGCGTGCTTAGCTCACTATGTAAACCCTTTTAAATGTGAGGGAGAAAGAATATCTGTGTCTGGTAACATAAAGGTGACTCATGGCTAAAAAAAGATTTGTTAATTTTGTACCAAGACCAAAACCAAGGAAAAGACCAGGTAGGCATAAAAAAAGACTTTCAAAAAATGAAAAAAGAGATTATAAGAAATACAACAGACAAGGACGATAATTATGAGCGATGATTTGCCAAGAATACCAGCAGAGGCTAAGGAAGTTATCAAGCATAAAAAGACAGGTAAGGTTTACGAATCTAAAGCTGCTTTTGATGCTGATGTAGCGGATCCAAATACAGATACCACTGCAGATGACTTTTCTCAACATGTAGAAATTACAGTTGCAAAACTTACTCTGTTTGGTAGTACAAAAGACTAATGCAACCAAGAGGTGGAACTGAATTACAACTTGAAATGTTGTATAAGTATTGTGATAATGCACTGTTAGATCAAGTTCAAATATGTACTTCCATACCTTACAAAGTGCCTTTAGACCCAAATAAATTAAATATATTGTGGCAGAAGAATTCTTACGATCAACCTAATCTTTACGATTTTTTTAGCAACCCGATTAATCACAACAAATATGATTGGTATGTATTTAATTCACATTGGAATTACGAGAAGTTTAGACACTACTATAAAATACCGACTGAAAAAAGCATGGTAATTAAAAATGGTTGTTATCATTTTCCACAAAGAAAAATTTATAAAAAAGGTGATCCAATAAAATTAATATATCATTCGACTCCATGGAGAGGATTAAGTGTAATTTTAGGTGCCATGCAATATGTAAAAAATCCAAATGTAACTTTAGATGTATATTCAAGTACAAAGATTTATGGTGAAGAGTTTCATAAAGAAAACGATCATTTATATAAACCATTATTTGATCAAGCTGAATATTTAAAAAACGTTAACTATATGGGTTACAAGCCACACGAATATATTTTAGAAAGAATTACAGATTATCAAATGTGGACTCATCCAAGTGTTTTTGAAGAAACATTTGGTATAGGTGCATTAGAAGCAATGAGTTCAGGTTTATATTTAATTACAACTAATTACGGAGCTTTGTTTGAAACATGTTCTGAATGGCCTATATATGTTAATTACACAAATAACTTAGAAGCTTTAGCTCAAAGATTCGCACACGCAATAGATATGGCATGTGAAACTTTACATCAAAATTATATTCAAGAACATATTGAAGAACAACAGAAATTTGCTAAAAGATTTTATTCGTGGGAAAAGAAAGGGAAAGAATGGGAGGCATTTTTGAAAGGAGCTTTACATGAGCGACAACCCACAGGGCTATGATCACGAGGCAGTAAGAAGACCAATTTGGAAAGAGAAACCTGAAGAACAGCCTAAAGTATATACAAACGAGGATACATATCAAACTATAAAAGAAGTAAGAAGCACAACAAAACAAAATGGTGATTTCCATTTGTTTGTGGCTACACCATGTCATTCAGAAGTTTCTATGCATTATGTTAATGCTATTATTAGTTTAACAAAAGCATGTCATAATAGAAATATACCGATTGAGTTTTCTTTAATAAAATCATCTTTGGTTACACAAGGCCGTAATTTATGTGTCTCAGCTTTTTTAGATTCTAAGGCCTCACATTTAATTTTTATAGATTCTGACATATTTATAAATTCGTCTACCATATTTAAAATGGTAAAGGCAGATAAAGATGTAATTTCTGTACCTTATCCTTTGAAGGCTTTTTTATGGGACAAATCATTACAACAAGTCAAAGATGGATTAATTAAAACACCTGAAGAATTAGCACAAGCTGGTAACACTTATCCAATGAGAGTTCCTGACAAAAAAGATATTCAAATAAATAATGGTGTCATAGAGGTCACTCATAGCCCAACTGGTGCTATGTTAATTAAGAGGTCAGTTTTTGAAAAATTGATAAAGGCGTACCCTCAAAAAGAAATAATACAAAACACCGTTATAAACAGCAAATTAGTTGCAAAAAAGAATATGTGGAACTTTTTTGATACCATACATGATCCAGTGGATAAGTCGTATCTTGGAGAGGATTTTGGCTTTTGTAGGCTTTGGAAAGACATTGGAGGTAAATGTCATGCCTATGTGTTGGATGAAATCACCCATGTGGGAGAGCATCAATATACGGGTAAATTTGCTGATGAGTTGATAAAGATTAAGTAAAATGGTATCATTACAAACTTAGATCTAAAAGGAGAATTTTTTATATGGCTATTCAAGCTTTAATACCTTACGCTTTAGCGGCATATGGAGGTTATAGAGGTTATAGAGGTGCAAAAGAATCAGGTGCATCAGGTATAGGAAGATTATTAGGAACAGCAGCTGGTGCTTATACAGGTTATAATTTAGGAACAATGGTTCCAGGTGTTTCAGGATCTGGATTTACTCCTTTTACACAAACTAATTTTGCACAATCTCTTGGTTTCGGATCCCCAGAACGAGTAGCAGGAATAACACAAGGTGCTAATCCAAGATTTTTAGGAGCTGATAAAGCAGGAAACATGATTCCTAATCCAGACTTTGTAGAGGGAGGAAAAGGAGTGGGTATGAATAAGGGTAACATAATAGATGTGCTTTTTAGAAAATCACCAGGTGGAGAGATTGATCCTCTTAAATTAGGATTATCAACAGCAGGACTAGCCTTTGCCTCAGGTGCTTTTAAACCAGGTCCAACTGATATTTATATGCCAGGTTATAATATGAGTTATCTTGAACTTAAGAATCAAAGAGGTAATTTTAAATACATTGACCCGGAAACTGGAGCAGAAAAAGAATATGAATCAGTTTACGCACCAGAAGAACAAGGAATAGGTGACAGAAGACTTGGTCCTTACTCAATGAACGTTCAAAGATTAAGAGAAGGTGGTATTGCACAAATAAAAAAATTCAACTCTGGAGGTATAAATTATTTACCTTCAAAGGTTTCACATGATGAAAACGATTCTAACAACTACGTAAGAGCAAGTGGTTATGTAGAAGATGGATCTGGAGCAGGCGATAAAGACGAGGATACGATGTTAGCTCAATTAGCAGACGGAGAGTTTGTAACAAGAGCAGATGGTGTATTAGGTGCTGGTATCATAGCTGGAGGAAATCCAAATAGCATTAAAGATATGAGAGAAAAAGGTGCCCAATACTTTTATGAACAACAAAAAAGATACAAACGTGTCTTTGATTTATTAAAGGAAAGTAATGGCAACACTAAGCAAAAAGAAAATTAAACCTCTTGTAAACGTATTACCAATAGAACCTAAAGATATAGAAAGGTTTTGGCCTTTGTGTGAGTTTATGGTGGCTGAAGCTTTAGCCTTTTCTGGTAAATATGCTGATCCAGAATATTTTTTTAGAGAATTAAAAAAAGATGTAATGCAGTGTTGGATTATGTTTGGTTCTGATGAGACAGAAGAGAATAAAGTATTTGGAGTTTGCATTGGAAGAATAGCAGAGTTACCTAATTATAGACAATATGAAATAGTTATTTGCACAGGTAAAAGAAGAGAGTTTTGGGAGAATCAATTAGTAAATCAGATAACAGAATTTGCAAAACATAATACATGCAAAAGATTATCTATAATGGCACGACCTGGTTGGGAGAGAGTATCAAAACAATGGGGTTGGAAAAAGAAACATGTACAATTAGAGAAGTGGTTATAATATGAGTTTTTTTGGAGGAGGAGGAAGATCATCTGCACCTAGCACACCATCGACACAAACATCGATTGTGAGAGAGGCTCCTGGTATAGAAGAAAGAAAAATAGAATTGATGGATATAGCGAGACAAGTCGCTGATAAACCCATCACTCTTCCTAAAATACAAGTTTCACCTTTTACTACTTTAGAACAACAAGGTTTAAGTGCAGCTGGTCAAACTGGTGTTGGTGCTGCTACCACGACTGCAGGCATAGGATCAATATTAGCAGCTCAACAAGCGGCTGGCCAAGGTCCAAACATATCACAATTTTTTAACCCTTATGATCGATTCGTAACAGATGAAATTCTAAGACAAGGTGCAGGAATGCAAAACCAAATAGCAGCACAAGCTGTTCAGTCAGGAGCTTTTGGTGGTGGTAGAGAGGGTGTGCAACAAGCCGAATTACAAAATAGAATATTAAATCAAGTTGGTAGAGCAAGACAAGCAGGTTTTGGAACAGCATTAGGAGCAGCGCAAAGAGCACAAGCTCAAGAAATTGCTACGGATTTAGCCGCAGCTCAAGCTTTAGGTGGTGCGGGTTTACAACAACAACAAATGAGACAAGCTGATATTAACCAATTGATGGGTGCAGGTGGAGTTCAAAGACAATTAGCTCAATCAGTTTTAGATGCTCAAAGACAATCTACTTTACAACAACAATTTGAACCGTTCCAAAGAGCAGAGTTTTTAGCTAACCTGTACGCTGCTGGACCTAAAACACAATCAGGTGTTACCATGGGAACACAACCGACTCAAAGTCCATTAGCACAATCAATAGGTACAGGAATAGGAGCATTCGCAGCATATCAAGGCGCAAAAACAGCATAGGAGAAAAATGAATAAAGTTTTAAATAGACCTATGTTTCGACAAAAGGCTTTAAAAAGTGGAGCCCTAAAACCCATTCACGCACGGATAGGTGTAATGGTCGGTGCACCTACTCAAGATATAAGAAATGTTCAATTTAGACCACCTGCAATAAATCAACAGGGTTTTTACGGAAGAAATGTCAGACCTTTACTGCAAAGAGCAGGGACAGATATAAAAAGTTTTACTAGACGACCAGGACAATTTTTTACGACACAATCTTTAAGAAGAACACCAGGTATAGCAACAGCTAGATTATTGGGAATTGAGGGTTTGGTTAGACCAGTTAGTGCAGTAACCACTAAGCTTGGTATTAAAGAAGGTGGACTAAAAGATGCTGTAGATTACGGACTTGCTGGATTAATTGGATTTACACCTATAGGAAGAGCTGCAGGCTTAGCACTTACAGGTGCGAACGTAATCTTGGGAGCAAAAGATTATGCGTCAGGTCAAAAAATAGGAACCTCTGCAGATGCTTTATTTAAACCTGATTTAGGAGAATCATTAAATTTATTTGAACGTCCTGATCCAAATAGACCAAGAAGAAGACAAGATCCAAAACGATTAGATGTTATGAATCAACGAATTGCAGAGAATAGACAAAAGTTGATAGATGCAGGTAAAGAAGAATTGTTACCTGAAAATAGATCTAAGTCTAGAAGAAAAGCAGTTGAGTCTAGAATGGCACAATTAGATGTTGCTACAGAGCCACAAAATACAACAGAGGTAGGCAAGGATAAACTGATTGATACGGCAAAAATATCTGAGAATGCTGTTAATGATGGACAACAATTTGATGAAGGTGATTTACAAACTGTGCCTACAGGCCCAGAGGTAACTCAGGTTGCAAAAAAATCAGATGATGAAACTGATGGATTTGGTTTCCCTAAACAAAAAAAATTAACTTCAGGACAAAAAGATAATGCTACAACAAAAGCTAATCTAGATACAATAAATGATGACTCACCTTACATGGAAGCAATAAGGAATGCTAAGTTAATGGCAGCTGAAATGAGAAAAGGACAAGCGTCACAAGCTCAAATAACTTTTTTAGCTAATTTAGCTTCAGGTTTATTAACAGGCACAACAAATAAAGCAGGAGCTGGAGGTGCATTAGAAGTATTTGGTAAGGCTTTAGGGCCAGCCGTAAATAATATGGTCATGGTAAAAATGAAAGAAAATGAATTAGATCAAAATCTTTTAGGTAGAGCTTTAGAATTCCAAGCAGACTTTTTAAAAGCTCAAAATGATGCTTTTGAAATGCCAGAAACAGCAAAAGTTGGTGTAATACAAATACCTAATGCAAATGGTAGAATTGTAAACGTACCTGGAAGAATTTTAAAAGATGGTACAAAACAAAGAGCCACTGGTGAAGTAACTGCTGCAGGTGTTAATATTTATCAAACTGTAGATCCAAGCTTGAACTTTATTTCTAACGAAGATGCAAACAAAGAAACTTTAGAAATAGCTGGAGACTTAGCAGGAAAATATGCTGCACTTAACTTAATTAATAGAAGTTTGGGTATTATTACATCTGAAGATGCACAAGCTGATGCCGGTGTTACAGGTGCTATAGGATTATATGGAGGTCGTTTAACTGAAGCACTAGGAGATGTATTTTCTTTTGCTAAACCACAAGGCGATACTAAGAGAGAATTAAAACAATCTGGAAAAACCATGTTCGAACTTGAACAAGAGAAAACAGCAATGTTATTAGTCAACGGTGGCGTATTTGAAACAAAACAACAAGCTAAAAAATATTTAAATAATCAAGTAGGATCATTTGAGAAAAATTATAACAAATCTTTAAGAAATGCTAAAGAAAGATTGAAAGGTGGCTCAGCTTTAGACTATGAAAGATTAGCAATTAACGAAACAGTTCTTGTTTACAAACTTGCAAACTCTTTGAAATCAAAAGATAGGTTAACTCAAAAAGATATTGAGATGGCTAAAAACCTTGTAAAAGTATTCCCACTATTAAGAGGTGAAAAAAATGTAATAGCCTCTTTAACTGCAACAGCTGAAACAATTCTTGATGATATTAAACAACAAGAAAGATTGTATGAAAGAGCTGGTGGTTCTTCTCAATATTTATTAAATGAAAGAAGAGCATATGGCTTATCAACATCTGACACATTAAACACAATGACTGATCTTGAAGATAAAAGATTAAAAAAATTACAAGAAGAAATACAGGATTTAACTGAGGAAGATTTTTTAAGAATATTCCCACCTGAATTATTTGAGAATTAATCATGAGCACATTAAAAAAATTACAGGAAGCATTAGATAATAAAACTCTCAATACAGATAAACTAACTGATGAGCAAAAAATTATTATCGATGAATTAATTAAACAAAAAAAATTAAGAGGGCCAACTACTGGAGAGCTTTCTGAATTACGTGGTGCTGCGAGAAGAAAAGCAGCAAGAGATAAAGAATTTTTACAAGACCCTTTAAAAGCAGCGACAGGTGTAGGCCAACCAACTTATGAACTAACAGGTGATGTAGCAGGTTCTATATTTCCGTATGTTTATAATAGAAAAAAAATTTTTAGAGCAGCAAAAGATGGAAATTTATTTGGTAAAGGACCTGGTTACTTTGCACAACAAGCAGCAAAGATTGCTGATAGATTGCCAGGTAGGTTTAAACTATTTGGTGGTGCCATTAGAGGTATAGGAAAATTAGTGGATCCTTTATCTCGAGCTTACAGAGGACCATTATTAAAAACTGAAGTTCAATCAATTCTTGGAGGAACAATTGGTGCAGGTGCAGGAGCTTTAACATACGATGTTTTAAATGAGCAAGCAGGTGTAGAGGTAGCGGCTGCATTAGCAGATGACTTATCTGAAATCCCAGAAGGTGAAGTAAATAGAGATCCATTAGTCAACGCAGGTGTTGCAATGAAGAATGCAATGATGTGGAACACAGGAGCATCTTTATTATCCCCTTTTATATTTGGCCCTTTTGGTAGAATGATGAGTAAAGCTTTTGGAACGGTTGGACCAAAACAAAAAGAATTAGCACAATTTGCTAGAGATAAAGGTTTGCCCTTACCCATGTTATCAGCGTTAAAAGAAGGACAAGGACCATTTGCAGGTTTAGGAAGAAATTATTTTAGATTTATGGGGGTATTCCCATTAGTATCACCAATAGGTAAAGTCGCTAAATCAGAAGCAGAGATCGCTGGTGGTGCAAGATATTTATCAGATTTACAGGCATACTCTCCCTTATTAAAGGTAAGCGCAGTCAATGCTGCGATAAGACAACAAGCTGAAAAAGTTTTTGTACAAAACGTAGATCTTTATAATAGTGCTTATAAAACATTTGATAATTTAGCAGTTACATCAGGTAACCCAAGAATAATAAAATTAACGAAAACACAAAAAGCAGCTAAAGAGTTTTTAGATGAAAACGTGGCTCAGTTTCCTGAGTTTGAACAATACATACAAGGATTTGGTGATCTTAAAACATTAGACATAGAAAAAATATTAACCATGCAAGGTGATCCAATAAATTTATTTATGAAATCAATGATAGCGATTAAAGATGGTTTAATTACACCAAAACAATTTAAGGGTGTAATGACTATGTTAAATAATGCAATCGAAGGTAGTAGATATTCTACTTTAAAAAATAACATGTTTATTATGAGAGAGGCGTTAGAAACTGATTTTGCAAAATTTGGAGAGGATCTTTATAATCCAGCAAAATATCTAGAAGATGAAGGTATTAAAGCTACATATGACACCATAGCTGCACAAAGTGGAAAGGATTTAGCAGATCAATATATACAAACAAATATCAAAGCAGCGGAACAATTAAAAGGACAACTGTTAAAGGCAAATAAAATATTTGCAGATGTTCAAGGTTTTTATCAACTATCACCTTTAGTTAGAAGTATTAGAAAATTTGACAGAAATGTATTTACAGCAAAAAGTTTAGAGGGTTTTCAAGGTGCTGGTACACAATATAGAGATCAATTATTCAAAGAAATAGGACGTGAAGTGTTTGAAAATGATTCAGTTGATGCTTTAGTTCAATTTAAAAAATTGATAGGTGCTGAATCTTCTAAAGAAATAGGGTCAAAAGCTACTAAGGGCGGTGAAGATTTATTCAAAGCGGTAACAGCGAAGTATGCTTTTAACAAATTCTTAAGAGCATTTAGCAGTCCATCAGATGCAGGAGCAAAATCAGTTTGGAATTTTATTGACGAAGATTCTTCTATAAACGCTGGAGCATCCTATCTTACAGACACTTTAAAAGTACTGACAAGAGACCAAAAAAGAAACTTAAAAGATTTTAGTATTGAAAACGTAAAAAGAAATAATGGTATTTTTAACACAACAGAATTAAAATTTGGTGGTGATGATTTTGCTGAGTTTAGTGCTGATAAATTTATGGCATCTTTTGGTATTAAAAATTCATTTGATGAAGGTGGTAGAAGAAAAATTCAATACATGCTTGGTGACAAGGGAGCACAAGAGTTTTATAATTTTGCTTCTTACATGAAAGCTATAGGTGAAACAAAGCTCTCAGATCCATCTCAATTCTTAGCTAGAAGACTTACACTTGGTGGTGGTATCGCAGGTGGTTTAATTTTTGGTGCGCCTGGATTGTTAGCTTCTGCTGCATTGTTATTATTATCAAGAAGAGCAGGACAAATACTAACAGATCCTGTTGCATTAAGAGCTATGAATGATGCCTTACTTCCTGAAGAAACAATTAAATTGTTAAGAGGTGAAAAAATTGGAACAGGAACTGTTAAAGCTACTTTTTTACCTGGTAGAGATTATTACTCTGGAAGAAGTGTTCAAACAATTGTAGATGCATTAAAAGTAAATGGCATATTAGGAAAAACAAAAGCAGTATCAGCATCAGCTATGAAACTTGGTTTAACAAGAAAGAGAGATGCTTTAGCACGATTAATAAATTATTTAGGTGAAGAAGATAAAGATATACCACGAGTAGATCCTGCAACAATAAGTGAGGCAGAAATTATTGAACAATTAAGTGAACTACCTATGTCTATTCCAGAACCATTATTTGAAAAAAATATTCCACCTAAAGTAGAGGAAGGAATGTTTGCTAATGATTTCAGTATATCTTCTGGAGACGCACAAGAAGATAATAATAATGTTGGAATGATAAATAGATCTATTGCTAATAATAAAATTGTTGAAGCAGAAGAAGAAGAAAGAGACAGACAAGAATTTACTTCAATACTTGGTGATATAGAATTCCAAAACCCAGTTGCACCAACTCCACCGAACACCGGACAAGTGACATCACAACAAGTTGCAGATTTATTTCCTAACGATCCAACAACGATAGCAGCAGCAAGAAGAAGGGAAACACCACGTGGCTAAAAAATCAGCATTACAAAAAATAGAGCATCACGAGAGAATTTGCAGATATATGCAAAAACAAACATTCGAAAGAATAGATAGAATGGAAGCTAGAATTGCAAGGATGGAAAAATTTATTATATGTGGATTAGGTGCAATTCTTTTAGCTGTACTTTCAAATCATATGTAGTATCAATGCTACATGAAGCTTCTCAAAAAATATCCTTATAAACACTACAATAGATTTTCTGATAAAACGGGACGTAAGTACCTTGTTGATAATGTAAAAGTACCATCTGTTACAACAATACTTAGTGCTACTAAAGATATGACTCAATTAAATAATTGGCGTAGAAGAGTGGGTGATAAAGAAGCTAATAGAATTATGAATCAAGCCTCTTCAGTTGGAACTGAAATGCACCAAGTGTTGGAGTATTATCTTACAGGGCAAGGTTATTATAATGATCAAGAAGAAGGCAATAAACCTAGAATGATGGCAAAGACCATTTTGGACAATATTAAAATAGATGAAGTATGGGGTAATGAAATAAGCCTTGAATATCAAAACAAATTTGCTGGTACATGTGATTTAACTGCAGTAGCCTATGGAAAACCTAGCATAGTAGATTGGAAACAAGCAAATAAGCCAAAAAAAGAAGAATGGGTGGATGACTATAAACATCAACTAGGAGCCTATTATTTAGCCCATACAGCCAATTACGGGCCCATAGAGCAGGGGGTAATAGCAATTTGTACCCGAGACCTCCAATATCAGGAGTTTAAGCTCTCAGAGGCTGAATTGATCGAATATGGCGATAAATTTTTAGAGAGATTAGAACAATATAATAAATTACAATAACCAGCTTTTTAGGTCTTCTTCCCCTAGGGTTTTAGCTGCGACTTGACCTTTGTTTACCAAAGACTTCATTATTGCTTCATCTAGAGTATTTTTAGCCACAATATCCACATAAACCACAGATCCTGTTTGACCCATTCTGTGCGCCCTGTCTTCTGATTGCATTCTTACCTCTAAATTATAATTATTTGAGAAATAAACTACTGTATTACAAGCTGTAAGTGTTAAACCAAAACCACCAGTTGTTGGGTTTCCAACAAAAAAACGTACATTAGAATCATTCTGAAAAAGCTCTACTGCTTTTTTTCTATCTTCAACACCAACTTCACCAAATATACTTACCACTGATTGGTCGCCATACCTGGATTTTAAAGAGTGTATTATTTGATGTATATTCCATAAATAATTAGCCCAAATTATGATTTTACCATCTGATTCGTCAATTATTTCGTGTAAAGCTTTTATTTTTTGATCATGTAATGGCAACATTTTACCATCATCATCTTTTGTAAAACCATTACAGACTTGATGTAACTTAATTATTTCTGTAAGTTTATTGGAGAATGATATTGTACTATCTTCAACTATTGCAAGTGCACTCGTTCGTAACCGATTATAAATATTTTTGCTTTCACCTTCGAGTTCAATGTATCTTTTCTGACGTACCTTCGGCTTGAGGTCTAAACATTGGTCTTTTCGTATTCTAGTTGCAAATTGTTTTAATTTCATTTCTAATTCCTCTAACCTTTTGTAATATTTAGGAACTGATATGAACCTACCAGATCCGACTGGTATATCAGTCATTTCAGCATATCTATTTCTAAAAGCCAAATAACTAGAAAATCCCAAAAGTTCTGGACTTAAAAATTGACATTGTGTAAAAAGATCTAATGGAGATTTTGTTATTGGGGATCCTGTTAGTATTCGCCTTATATGAGATAGTTTTCGCAGTCCTAAAATATTTTTTGTTCTTTTTGCTGATTTGTTTTTTATTGTGGTTGATTCATCCAGCACTACAAAGTTTAATTTATTTTTAGATAAAAAATCTACACAACCATCAAAACCTCTTTTTGTTGATAAAGCTTCAACGTTGATTAGAAAGATTCTAAGGTGTTCATATTTATTTAATTTTTCATAGTCTTTAGGTTTATCTATATTCCATTTAAAAATCTTATATTTAATAGCTTTGGGCATATGGGTTTCTATTTCACTCTCCCATATGGTGTAAACTGATTTAGGTGCTATTACTAATACAGCATTTATTTTACCTTTAAATGATAGATACCCAATGTTATCAATAGTAACCTTAGTTTTTCCAGTACCCATCTCCATGAAATAAGCCCATTGTGTTTTTTCAGCAGATTCATTTAAGGCCTCCCTTTGATGTTCGTAGGGTTTAGTTTTGTACGGATATTTCCACATCAGAAAAAATATATAATTTTTTTATTGCAAAGATCAAGAAGATAATTTACAGACACTTCAGGAGGAAAATATGGATATAGAACAAATGTCATCCATTGACATTAGTCAGGAAAATATAAAATCAATTTCTGATAAATGTCACCAACTACAACAACTCCAAAAGCAATATAAGGAAAAAGAGGAAGAGCTTTCAAAGATAAAATCTCAAGTAAGAGATATGGAAGAACGAATCATTCCTGAAATGATGCAGGAAGCTGGCGTGTCAAAAATTAAACTCAAAGATGGCACAGAAGTAGAAGTTAAACCTTTCTACGCAGCAAAAATTCCTGAATCAAGAGTTGACGAAGCTTTCGGTTGGTTGAGGGGGCAGGGCTTTGAAGATCTTATTAAGAACACAGTCACTGCTAATTTCAATCGAGGCCAGGACAACCAAGTGTCGGAGCTTATAAAAGTTTGTGAGGAACATGGGTTTGCTTATTCAAAAAAAGAAAAAGTTGAGCCTATGACTTTAAAAGCTTTTGTAAGAGAACAAATTGAAAGTGGTAATAAAATACCTTTTGATTTGTTTGGCGTTTATATTGCAAATAAAACAAAAATAACAAACAAATAACGGAGAACAAATGAAAATAAAAAACGGACAATCGAGTGCAGTAGCAACTAAAAAAGAAGCTGGTGCTGTTGCCAATATTAATATTGAGCAATTTGCCGATGCTGGTTTTGATAATGTAGACTCTAAAAGTTTAGCATTACCATTTCTAAAAGTGCTTGGACAATTATCACCACAAGTAACACAAGGTGATAGTAATTTCATACCAGAGGCTAAAGCAGGTATGATTTATAATACAGTTACAGATGAACTCTATGATGGTCACAAAGGTATCACAGTAATACCTTGTTTCTATAAATTAGAGTACATCGAATGGAGAGACAGAGATAAAGGTGCTGTAGCTCCAGTTAATGTTTATCCAAGTGATTCAGATATCATGAGTAAAACAACTCGTGGTGATGATGGTAAGGATAGACTAGAAAATGGAAACTATATTGAGGAAACAGCATCTCATTATGTAATGGTTGTTGAAGCTAATAAAACATCAACAGCTCTTATCACAATGAAGTCCACTCAAAGAAAAAAATCTAAAAAGTGGAATTCCATGATGATGTCTTTGAGACAACAAAGAAAAAATGGAAAAGGTTTTTTTAAACCAGCACCATTTACTCAGCAATATAGTATGAGCACAGTCCTTGAAAAAAATAATCTTGGATCTTGGTTTGGTTGGGAGATATCTCACATTGGACCAGTAGAGTCAGAGGAGATTATGAAAGCAGCTTTTGATTTTTATGAAAGTTGTAAGAAGGGATCCGTGAGAGTAAACCACGGCAAAGAAGAACAGGTAGCAAAAACTCCATTCTAATTTATGGACATACTTGACAAAACCCTGGAGGAGTTTATAGAACTCTTCCAGGGCTCTACTACATATTTTGGAGTGTCTAAACCTACTGGAAAGAAAAATTCCAAAGGCAAAGCAGAATTCAAACATTGGTTGGAACCATCACCGATGACTGAAGATCATTGGTTAAAACATTTAAAAGGAGAAGCTTACTATGGGTCAGTTCCCATTAGAGATGATAATACATGCAGTTGGGGTGTCATCGATGTTGATCGTTATAATATACAGCATCAGGAAGTTATATCGACAATTCGGAAAAGAAAATACCCACTCGTACCATTCCGATCAAAATCCAACGGACTCCATTTAATTTTATTTGTTGAGGGTGTGGTGCCTGCATTCTCAATGAGAAAAAAATTAATAGAGATTGCATCAGACTTAGGTATTAATGATACCACCACAGATATTTTTCCAGCACAAGATGAAGTAGATTTGTCTCCTGAAAAATGGGATGACAAACGCAAAGGTAATTTCTTAAACCTTCCTTACCAAAAAGCACATATGACAACAAGAGTTGCAATGGATGATAATTGCAATGCTATTAAGATTGAAGATCTATACAAATTTATCAAAGATTTTAGAGTAACTCCTCAACAGTTTAAAAAAATTAAAATATTTCAAGATGATGAAACAAAGGATTATCCACCTTGCATAGTAAATTTTATGAAAAACCAAGTGCAAAAAGGAGAAGGTAGAAATGATGCGATGTTTAATGTTGCTGTTTTGGCAAAAAAGATCAATCCAGACCCTATAATGTATGAGGAGTGGACAAGAGAAATGATGCCTAAAGTTTGTTCAGAAAAATTACATCCAAAAGAATTACAGGCAATATTTAAAGGTGTTGAAAATAAAGATTACGCTTACAAATGTAAAACATCAATTGCTCGAATGCATTGTGTATCTAGTGAATGTATAAAACGTAAGCATGGTATTGGTGCTAATGAGGCATTACCAGAAGTTGGAAAACTTTTAAAAGTAAACTCATATCCAGAGCCGTATTGGATTCTTCCAATACAAGGCAAATCAATTAGATTATCTACTAAACAACTTTATCAACAACAATTGTTGGGCGAGCAATTATTAAATTTTGATATTGTCTGGAGACCATTAAAACCTACAAAAAGAGATCCTGACCCATACCGTGATTGGTTAGAAGAGCTCGTATCTAATAAACAAGATATGGAAGGTTATGATGAACATGAGGAGAGGGAAGATGTGTTTAATTCTAGAATGTCAAGATTTTTGGAGGATGTCGAGGACACGACTGAATTTGATCAAATCGATTCTGGAAACATTTGGAAAGATGAAACAGAGATGAGATTTAAATTAGAGACTTTTAGATCTTTTATGAAAAAGATGGGTTATAATTGGAATGAAAAAGAATGCACTAGATTTTTAGAAACAGGTGGAGCACAACCTAAAAAGAAGTTTCAAAACATTAGTAGTAGACATTGGGTTGTGAGTCTGCCAAAACAAACAGAGCATAAAAATAAAGATGTCAAATTCACTAAACCAAAAGCTTCGTGGGAAGACAATTAAAATATTTGGACCTCCAGGCACGGGTAAAACAGAAAATTTATTGAAACGTGTTAAGCGTTATCTTGAAAGAGGTTATTCACCAGATGAAATTTGTTATGTGTCTTTTACCAATAAAGCTGTAAATGAGTGTGTAAGCAGGGTAAGAAAAAAATTTAAAAATTATGATGAAGATTCTTTTAAATATTTTAGAACGTTACATAGTTTAGCCAGACAACAGTTTGCAGAAATACCTGTATTAGATCCCAAAGCAGACATGCTAATGTTTCATACGCAGTACGGAACAATAAAAATAAATTACAAAGAAGGGCATGATGATGCAAAAGTCTACAACAATTGGTCCTTACAAATTTATGATAGAGCTAGAAATATGAAAGTTGATCCTGTTGCATTATATAAGCAGCAATCAAGAAAGTCTGTAAGATTACAGCAATTCAAATCAATCATTGCAGGATATGAAGAATTTAAAACTATGGAAACTCCTACGGGACAACGGACACCGGATAGATTAGACTTCACTGATATGGTTGAGAGATACATCACAGATGGTTTAGTGATACCATTTAAAGTATTAATGGTAGATGAAGCTCAAGATCTTACCCCTCTGCAATGGGACATGGTTGTAAAGATAGCAAAATTTGTAGACAGAGTTTACATTGCAGGTGATGATGACCAAGCCATCTATGAATGGAATGGAGCTGATGTGAATTTATTTCAAACGTTTCCTGGAAGATCTTTGGTTTTAAAAAAATCTGTGAGGTTAAATAAAAATATACATTTTTTTTCTAATTGTTTATTGCATAGCATGGGAGATAACAGAGTTCCTAAAGAATTTTATTCTAATGGTAAAGAAGGAGCTGTCTATAGATGGACAGGTTTGAAAAAAATACCATGGCATTTTGATGGTAGTTGGATGGTTTTAGCTCGAATCAATGATGTTAAAAGAGAACTCCAACAAGAGGCACGTAATCTTTCTTTGTACTATCAAGATGTAAAAGGTAATAAATCATTTGATCCGAATCAGTTTTTGGCCATAGAATATTGGAGTAAAGTTTGTGAGGGTGGTGCAATTACTAGAGAAGAGGCCTGCACCATGTATGAGTATTTATTAAACATAGATCACGGATACCGGTCAGCGGACAGTAAAAGATGGAGTTTCGCTCATCCAAATCAAGTCTTTACATTTGATGAATTACATTTAAGGTGTGGTATGCGTGATGAAAAAGGTCCCTGGAATCAAGTATTTATGAGAAAATTTAAGGACAAAGATAAAAAATACTTTGAGAAATTAATGAAAGAAGGTGTGGATCTTACAGCTCCACCAAAAATCATAATAGATACAATACATCAAGTAAAAGGCGGTGAAGCAGATAATGTTGTGCTAGCCAGTAAATGTAACTTCCCATCACATTTTGATAAAAAAAATTTACAAGAGAAAGTAAAAGAGCTTAGAGTTTGGTACACAGGTGCCACCAGATCTAAACAAACATTACATTTATTAGGCACTTACCATCAATATAATTTTCCATTAGGAAAATATTTTAAAACTTATGAGGCGAACTATGACAAACAAAGGCATGTTTGATGATGCTTTTCCACAAGACAGACAAATAGGTGGATCACATTATAAACATTTTCACATACAACCATATGAATTTATATCCAAAAACGATTTATCTTTTTTTCAAGGTAACGTCATAAAATACGTTTGTAGATATAAGTTTAAAAACGGAGTAGAGGATTTAGAAAAAATAAAACACTATTGCGAATTAGAAATTAAAAAAATGAAAGATTTAAAAAAATGACAGCGTCTTATGGTTTTGGCATGCTTGCGGTGGGTATGGTTGCAATAATTATTGCAGCAGTTATAACTTACTTCATAATAAATAGATGACACATCAATTAAATTTTATTTACAATGACTCCGATTGGGTGTGCCCTAGTGAGTATCCAGATTTATCGCAAGCAAAAGAAATAGCAATTGATCTAGAAACTAAAGATCCAAATATTAAAACAAAGGGTTCAGGTTGGGCTACATTTGATGGCCATATTGTAGGTTTCGCTGTGGCTGCTTTTGATCAGCAGTGGTACTTCCCAATACATCATGATGCTGGCGGTAATATGGATGAAGGTATAACCATCGGTTGGATGCAAGAAGTTTTGAAAACACCAGCAACAAAAGTTTTTCATAATGCAAGCTATGATGTCGGTTGGTTGAAAGTAAATGGTTTTCAAATCAATGGCCCTATTGTTGACACAATGATAGCAGCTGCATTAGTTAACGAGAATAGATTCAGTTTTAGCCTTAACGCTTGCGCTAAAGACTATTTAGGTGAAATTAAAAATGAGACGTTTTTAAATGAAAAAGCTAAAGAATGGGGAATTGATGCAAAAGCTGACCTCTGGAGGCTGCCTGCGGGCTACGTAGGCTTCTATGCTGAGCAAGATGCAGGGCTTACCCTACGACTTTGGCAGCACTTCAAAACAGAGATCTCTAAACAAAGTTTACACGATGTTTGGGACATGGAGATGGAGCTGCTACCTATCCTGATAGATACAAGAATGAGAGGAATAAGAGTTGATGAAGATAAAGCTGCAGCTCTTAAAAAAGAATTTAAGAAAAAAGAGTCTGATGTATTAGGAAAAATTAAAAAAGAAACTACACTTGATGTTGATATATGGGCTGCAAGATCTGTAGCGCAAGTGTTTGACAGGATAGGAGTTGATTACCCACGGACAACGAAAACTGACGAACCGAGCTTTACCCAAAATTGGTTAGTAAATTGTAATAACCCGATAGCGCAACTAATAAGAGAAGCAAGAGAAATAAATAAATTCCATTCAACATTTATAGACTCCATTCAACGTTATGTTCATAAAGGTAGAATACATTCAGAAATAAATCAACTAAGAAGTGATCAAGGCGGAACTGTATCTGGAAGATTATCTTATTCAAATCCAAATTTACAACAAATTCCTGCACGTAACAAAGAGTATGGCAATAAAATTAGAAGTTTGTTTTTGCCTGAAGAAGGTAAACAATGGGGATCATTCGATTACAGCCAACAAGAACCAAGATTAGTTGCTCATTATGCAGCAAGCGTAGACAATAATTTTACTGGAGCTGATGAATTTATTGAAGCTTACAAAAATGAAGCTGCAGACTTTCATCAAATAGTTGCAGACATGGCAGGTATTTCTAGAACAAATGCAAAGACAATTAATTTAGGTTTATTTTATGGTATGGGTAAAGCAAAGTTGGCAAAAGAATTAGGAATATCAAAAGATGCAGCTGATAATCTTTTAAATAAATACCACTCAAGGGTTCCTTTTGTAAAAAAATTAGCTGAAGCTGTTACTAACTCAGCATCTAAATATGGATTTATTAGAACTGTGGGAGGCCGTAAATGCAGATTTGATATGTGGGAGCCTGCTACTTTTGGGATGAATAAAGCAATGCATTATGAGGAGGCTAAGGCCATTTATGGGAATAATATTAGAAGAGCTTTCACTTACAAAGCCTTAAACAGGCTAATTCAAGGGTCTGCTGCTGACCAAACAAAACAAGCTATGATTGATTGTTATAAACAAGGATATCAACCTTTATTACAAATTCATGATGAATTATGCTTTTCAATAAATGAAGAAGCTGATATAAAAGGTGTCAAGGAGGTTATGGAAAATGCTATTGAGAATCTTAAAGTCCCTTTTAAAGTTGATGTGGCCATCGGTAAGAGTTGGGGCGAAGCGAAGGAATAGAAACCCAAGAGTTATTAATGGTTATTACTTTGATGGGAAAAAATCTATTATTCTTTATCAGAAGGAACGTTTGTAATATCTTCCTCATCCTTTTCTTCTTCTAATTCTTTTTCAGTTTGCTCTCTTATTTTTTTGAGCTCTTTGTAATAGTTAGGGTGTTTCCATTCAAACATAATTATTTCCTTTTTATTTCTATTATACCATGAGCACTTTTTAAGAATCGATTACTATTCAACAAAGTCGTTAACTAAAAAAAATAATTATTGTTTATCAATGTGTATAACTTAAAGAAAATGTTTTTTGGAAAATTTAGAGCGCAGTAACCTTGGGAATAAAATTGATTTTTTTAGCTACTTAACTAGCTATGTCGTACAGACCTGTTTTAGCGTCTTCAACGCTTTGATCATTGATCTTAATTTTAAGATCTTTAATCTTGATATCGATCCACTTCATGTCAGGAGTTACTCTCCCCTGTTCTAACGCTTTGGTTGCCCACTTGGACTCCAACTGAAGTTTCTCCGAGATTAACTTTTGTAGTTGCATCTCTGTTTACCTCCTCAAATGTTATGTAGACACGATCAGTTCCATAAAAGCCCTCATCAGTGCCTGTTATCTCTCCTGAACTTACGCCATTTGAAAACGTTTCAAGAGCAGCCTTATCATTTTCAGCCTCAAGCATCTTATCGATATATATATTCTTGTATCTTGCTTGGACACGATATAACTTCATGTATTATTATATACCAAATTGGGTCATAAAATCAACTATGTGCCCAATTCGGGTTTTTTTGGGGAGTTTTTATTAGGAATTACTACTTCTTTGCACTCAAATTTTACAACAATTTTGCTATTTTCTATATATTCATTTGTGAATTCTTCTACTTCTTCTAGTGATTTGAAGGTGCCATGGGCTACTCTATAGCCATATTCTACGCATTCAGCGTGACTATTGAAGGAATAACCAGGAACAGATGATGACGGACAATTGCCACTCAACATGCTGCACATATACAATACTAATACAAATTTTGTCATAAAGTCCTATATTATCTTATAACATTTAGTCCTTGCATATCCCATTAAAATGTATATATACGATCTATGTTTTTAAATAATATACTAACAAAGAGGTTATCATGAAAACAGAAAAAACAACAGGGGAAGCGACAACAGGGTCTGCAGCTGCAGAACCTTTGGTATTAAAACCAGAGTGGATGGTCGACCACCCAAAGGAAGTTGAAAAACTTCATACATTTTCTGTGACTTTCAATGAGAAAACAAAACGGATTGATCTAACAGTTAATGGTGATGAATATAGATCCATGAATGTTAGAGATAAATTATCTGGCATGCGTAAGTATCATGAAGCCATAGATAAAATGGTTAAGCTATTCAGTGATTGGGGTTTCTATGAAAACCAAAATTAACTGTGACTCACAGGTGTTTATCCAGTGGGTTTCGAAGGTCGAAAGAATACTTAACACAATACCATTAGTTTCGGCCACCGAACACATGCCACTTGAATTCGAAGATGATGAGTTTCAAAGAGGTATGAAAGACCTTCAACAATGTGCTATGCGATTTGATGATATACCAATATATCCAATCAACGAAGCAATCGCAAAGAGATTGATTGAGGACCAACTACAGGGGGCAAATGACAAACCTTATAATTAAAACATTTGTTTGCCTCATGTTGTTTCTAATACCAGCAAAAGTAATTTTAATTATTGTTGGACTACTAACTTATCTTGTATTTAACTAAGGAGGAAAAGATGACAAGAGCAGTAAATAATAAATTTTTTGAAACTAGAGATTATTCTATGTTCAAAAAAATCCGAGGCAATAGGCCTGTGGATGAAGCACACGTAAAGCAATTAAAAAAATTAATTGCAGATAAAGATCTTATGGATCCAATACGTGTTAACCAAAACAAAGAAGTAGTGGATGGTCAACATACATTACAAGCTAGAAAGGAATTAGGATTACCTGTTCCTTACATCATAATAAATTCTGATGATCCACTAGATGTGGCTAGACTAAACCAAGGCAGAAAGAATTGGTCATTAGATCATTACTTAGGCCATCATTGTGCAAGAGGTAAAATGGATTACAAGATTTGTAAATCTAAAATGGTGCAATTTGGTTTACCAGTATCAGAAACTATAATTTTGTTGCTAAAACTTACTTCTAAGTGGAGATTGATTACAGAGCAATTTAAACAGGGTGATTTTAAAATACCTGTTGGTGGTATCCAAAATTGTGACAAAATCGGTAGTCAGTTAATGTACTTAAAAAAATATTTTTTAGGTATGGATAATAGCGATAGGAGAATCAAAAGGCAGATTGTAAATGCTTACATAGTAGCTGTCAGACATCCTCAATTCAGTTTTGATAGATTTAAAACTGCAATTAAGACTAAGTCTGCTTGGCTTATGTCTGGGACTTCTACCCGTGATTACATCCAGATTTTTCAAAAAATATACAATTCTGGTTTGGTAGCAAAGAAAAAGATTAATCTTCTTGATTTCTTTGATAACAGAGAATATACCGAAGTAGAAGAATAGGAGAGGTAATGGACATCACTAAATGGAAATCTTGTGCGGTAGATATAGAATCATATACACTGATAAGAGCAATGGGGAAGCAGGGCTTTAGAAGGCCTGGATCTATGATTGCAAAATTAGTTGATGACGAGATCAAAAAGATAGCTAAGAAACAAGGTCTAAGCTATCAAAAGATGAAAGAGAATTTACTCAAAGAAGGAAAGCTGCTTCTGAATGGTAAATAGAGCTGCAGGTTGGATGGTTAACCTTGAACCTGGGTTTGGAGGGGGGCTGCGAGAGTAGCCCCTTTCATTATGCTTACATTACAAGATACAAAAATATTCATAAAAAATTTTCACGAACACGAAACATTAAATAAAAAATTAAAAAAAGAAATAACTGAGGCAAGAAAAAATAATTTATTGGCCATGCCAAACTCTAACGACAATTGTTGGAGAAGTGTTTATAAATATAAATGCGAGAATGAATTATTAAAACCAATTAATTTAATATTATCTGAGTACATTAATCATTATTT